TGAAAAACTTTTAGGGAAAAATGAGCTTTTGTTAATAATATTAACAAAAGGTTAACCTTTTGTTAATATTTGTTAATAAAAAAAGGTTAAATTTCAAAAAGGTCCATTTTAAAAAGTTTGCAGAATTTGGTTTTCAAAAAAAGTAGTATATTTCTTTTTTGGAAATTCTCAGGACTTTTTATTTTGAAGAACTTTTAGAAAAATGAGCTTTTGTTAATAATATTAACAAAAGGTTAACCTTTTGTTAATATTCGTTAATATAAAAAGGTTATTTTATATTTATATAGTATAATAGAATAAAATGGAACAAATAGAACACGCAGAACAAAACAAATTTTCATGTACTAAATGTTCATTTTATACAAATTATAAACAACGCTATAATAGACATATATTGACAAAAAAACATAATATACAAAGCGACCCAATCACAACAAACATAGAAATACATACTTGTGCGTGTTCAAAAAAATATAAATCATATGTAGGTTTATGGAAACATAAACAGAAATGTCAAACGCAACTGGTTTGTACAGTTATACCAGATACAGCAAAAATAGATATTAAAATGGAAGAATTAAAAAATCTTATTATAGAAATGAAAGATAATCAGCAACCAACCAATACTACTACACATAATAACACCAATACAAATAATATAAATATTAATCTATTTTTGAATGAAAATTTCAAAAATGCAAAAAATTTTATGGATATGATAAAAGAAATGAAATTAGATGAGGTATATCATGATAATATAAGCAGTTTAGATTATGTATCTGACATGTTTCGTATGATAAAAACGGAAATGGAAAAACTCCCGTTCATAGAAAGACCTATTCAATGTATCAAAGACGAAGACGATCATCAAAAGATAATTCATATTCGACATGAAAACGAATGGCGTAAAGAAACTGAACTAGAATGGACACAGCAAATACATAATTATTATATTGATGATGGTGACGAAGTACCAGAAGATCAAGAAAAAATTATTTTTGTAGGACTTAAGAAAATGGAAGACAATATTATTGAACAAATACACAAATTATATAGACATACATATAATTGCAAGGATAAAGAACGAGAATATAAATATGAAATGGATCATATGCCGAATAAAATTCGTATTATAAAATGTTTATTAGAGTATATTAATATTGATAAAGAAGACTTATTAAAGATTGTTGAACGCGCATATAATGAGGTAAAACAGCAATTTCTTATGTAAGTTATCTTCAATAGCACAATATCATAATATATAATGGACAAACTACAAATTGAACATCATAATAAAAAATAAAAAAGGTTTCGGTTTATTATTTGCGTTTTATTTTTTATTTGGCATGTAATGGTAACTGTTCATTGGTGTATAAATTTACAGTATAAATTTTACTCTAACAATATTATCTAATGTTCCTGGAAAAGCATCTGCCAAAAATTTTCGCAGATTCTTTTGTGATAATTCTTCACTATAATGTTCCGCCCACCAGTTTTTAGGAGATATCTTATAAATACGATTTAACAATTTTGTTAATGCAGCCCGAATGTCAAATTCATTCGTAAAAAATTCGCCGGTTTCATAATGTATATATTTAGATCCGCATAAAATATTTTTATTCATCAATACAGCAAGATCTTTAGTAATACATTCAGCAATTACGCGCGGTGATGCATCAAAAATATTGGGTACAAATAATAATTTAGATTCGCGCATTTTATCTTGCAATACATGCCAATCTAACCAATCTACGATTTCTAATTTATCACCATATTCCTTTTCTAATCCACAACCAACACGCCCCACAATCAACCCTTTTAAATGGAATTCGTTACACAAAATAGGAAAGCATTTCAAAGCAAGATCAAAATTTCGGTTGATTGCATTCCAGCCGCTTAATGGGCAAGAATCATCATCTTTATTACATATATATATAAAATCATATTTTTTCGTTTTTGGTTTATCATTTTCCGCATTATAAAAATCCGATTCACTAATATCTTCTATATGATTTTTATTTGTAAAACCATATTTTTCTTTGTCTTTGAAACAGCAAAGCCAATCTTTTATATGATTGGTATAATCAAAATCATCATTTCTTTCATATTCACCTTCTTCTTTACCAAATAATTTTGTATTAGGAAAACTCTTATATGCAGTTATACCAAAAATACAAATACCTTTGTTCAAATATTCATAATATCGTTGTTTCGCTTTATCATCACGAAATGGTCCAGTTACAGCAACTATCGGTAAACTATTATGTGCATCATCGGTAAAATATCGAAATGGGAAAATACGATGATCTTTATCATGAAATTGTTGAATATAAGTATGTAATTCATTTTGGTTATGCAATATATCTTTTTTTTGGTTTTTCATTTTTATGATAAATAAAATAGATGCGAATAAAATCATACATATAAAAAGAATAAAATACCAATTTGCAATTACTTTATACATAAATAACATGCTACTTTGTGATTTTGAAGTATGAAAATATCTACCTATTATAGATGATTTCATTTTTGTAATTGTATACAATTAAATTGGAAAAAATTTGCGTTGTATAAAATATCATTAAATATATGTTATATATATTATTATGTTAGCGAATGTATTTGTAAATTTTACTGCTAAAATAAACGAGGCAATTCAAAATAAGACAAACATAAATAATAAAAATAATAAAAATCATGCAAATAATAGTGAGTCTGTCTTTAAATTGCCAATAGAGTATTTAGATCATTCTGATAGATTTGTATTGAATGCAACTGTTTGTGATGATTTAGAACTATCTGTAAAGGAATCCATAGTTGACATATCAAATAATGACATAGAAAATGATAATACAATGTATCATTATTTATTGAAACCTACAAATGATTTTGCATTGAACACAATACCAAAATGGAATAAATATATAACGACAAACACGGTTTTTTTAGAAGAAACTCAAGAGATTATTCAAAGTATTGGACCATATAAAAAAAATATGGAAACTATGAATTATACACCAGATTATGATACTATCATGAAAATTTGGCATGATACAAAAGAAGACCCTAATTTTCTAGAAAGATATTCTTACATAGAATTTGAAATGTTCAAAAATGTAAATAAAATGCCTGCATTTCTACAAGCCATCTCTGTAGTGAATATGGGTTCACCAATACTTAGTTTTTTGGTACCTTTTATTTTGTTTTTGTTTCCGTTTGTCATTGTAAAAATGCAAGGTATTCCAATAACATTTTCTGTTTATATTAGAGTATTAAAAGATATAAGCAAAAATCATTTTATTGGTAAATTGATAGCAAATATGCAAGATATGAGTATGCAAAATTTTGTTTATATAATTATTTTACTTGGTCTATATGCTTATCAAATATATCAAAATTATATGGCTTGTATGAGATTTTATAAAAATATAAGTAGAATCAATGAACAAATTTGCGAAATGCAAAAATACTTGAATTATAGTATTTCAAATATGGAATACTTTTCTTTGTTACTAAAAAACAAAACAAATTATTATTTGTTTCAACAAGATTTACAATTACATATTAATAATTTAAAAGATTTGAGAACATATATTCAATCTGTGCGACCATTCAAACCTTCATTTTCAAAAATAGGCGAGATTGGTACATTATTAGGATGTTACTATGAATTATATTCAAATACAGAATATGAAATATCATTGAAATATTCTTTTGATTTTGAAGGATTTTCAAACAATTTATTGGGTATTTTTGAGAACTTGGAAAAAAATAAAATAGGTGTATCTGATTTTTATACGAATATGGATATTTCAGGAAACCCATTGATAATGAAAGAACAATATTATCCAGCTCTAATTAATGATACATATGTTGTAAATGATGCGGATATCGACAAAAACATGATTATTACTGGTCCAAATGCTGCTGGTAAAACAACTTTTTTGAAAACTACTTTGATAAATATTATTTTTACGCAACAGTTTGGATGCGGATTTTATTCATCTTGCAAAATGAAACCTTATACACATATACATTCATATTTGAATATACCTGATACATCGGGTCGCGATAGTTTATTTCAAGCTGAATCAAGAAGATGTAAAGAAATATTAAATGTGATAGTAAATGATACGATACCGAATAGTCGTCATTTTAGTATTTTTGATGAGTTATATTCAGGAACAAACCCATTGGAAGCATCCAAATCTGCATATGCATTTTTATTATATTTATCAAAATTCGATAATGTTGATTTTATATTAACAACACATTATGTAGATATTTGTAGTAGGTTAACAAGTGTATCAAACAAAATAGAAAACTGGAAGATGGATGCATCAATCAATGAACAAGGTGATATTCAATATATGTATAAGATTTCGAAAGGCATTTCAACAATTCAAGGTGCAATAAAAGTATTAAGAGATATGGAATATCCTGATGAAATCATTCAAACTATGACAGAGTATGACAAAGAATCTGTGCGTGAAAATAAATTAGAAACAAAAGAAAAAAAAAAGAGAATAAAAAAAGAGAATAAAAAGAAATTATAAGTATACATAATATATGGCACCTACCACATATTATGTATCTGATTTGTCCGGATCCGATTTATATATAGGTTCAACAGATTTCCCATTCAAGACTATCCAAACAGCAGCAAATATCGCCAAACCAGGTGATACAATTTTAGTTCATCCAGGAATTTATAGAGAGCGCGTATCACCACCGATGGGTGGATCTTCGCCTACATTACCTATTATATATAGATCTTTAATACCACAAGGTGCAGTAATACGTGGATCTGTTCCATGGAACCCAACAAGAAGTTATTCACTGAGAAAATCAATTGTATATTTTTCGCCCCTACTAGATACATATTTTACGGATATGTCTGCAATAGATGGAGCAAATCCATTTAAAATTCCAGTATCGGTTACACCTTATGGTCGTAATGGCGCACCTGAAGCTGCAAATAAAGATGCAAATAGCGATGTAAATATGATATACACTTTAGGACAAGTATTTGTAAATGATATAATGTATGTACAATGTCCATATCGTAGTGAAATGGAAACGATTATAAATAGTTGGTATTATGATTTGTCAACGAATCAACTGTATGTGAATATTCCAAATGATATAATAAACCCTTCTATTGAAATTACAAATCAGAGAAGATTATTTGCACCACATATTCGTGGATTGAGAAATATTATTATAGACGGTTTTATTTTTGAACGATGTGGTAATAATTACCCAAACCGTTTTTGGACAGTTCCACAAAACCAACAAGCAGGTGCAGTTGGTACAAGATGTGGAAGATTCTGGACGATCCAAAACAATATTATTAGATATGCAAATGGAATAGGCATTGATTGGGGTAATGAAGGTGGTCCCGATCAAGACTTGGAAACCCCTTTTGTTTCGGGTACAACCACGAATGGTAAAGCCGTTGCATCCAGTGGGCATACTATCCAAAAAAATATAATAAGCGATAATGGTGCAGCAGGTACGGCATCCTTTCTTTGCAAAAATTTTATTTTTTCTGAAAATATTGTAGAAAGAAATAACAATCTTAGATTTTACGGTAAAAGACGATGGGAAAGTGCAGGTATAAAAGTCCACTGCCCTACAAATTCAATTATAGCAAATAACATTATACGAAATAATTATTGCCATGGTATATGGTCAGATCAAGGCGCAGGTGTAAATAGTACTTTCAAAAATAATATCATTATAGGAAATCAACAATCGGGAATGAATTTTGAAATCGGTTCAACAACATCCGGTAAAGTTTTGAATAATATTTTTGATGCAAATGAATATGGTGTATCATTAGTTACTTCTGGTGGATTACTGATTGCACACAATTTGTTTTTGTCATCTATTACTGCAGATATATACACAAATATATTCAACAGAACAGCCGATAAATGGGATTCGTTGAATTTGGAAATATATTACAATATGTTTACGAGTTCGCCACAATATTTACAATTAACTGTTTCTGCTGACGCTATTGCATCTAGATTTATGAATTTTAATCAATATAATTGCGACCAATCACAAGAAAAATTTCAACTCATTAGTATAGATGGAAAAACGAAAATCAATATGACATTAGAAAATTGGCGCAATAAGTGGAGGGATTTTAATACAAACCTTAATTATGATGAAAATAGTGTTTGTAAGGGTGCGACTAAAAATGTATTGGAAGAATTACAACCAAATAAATACAATATTCAATTCGGGTTGACACCGGTTGTATTCACTAGTATCCCAAGACCAGATATTACAAACGATTTTTTTATGACGAATTGGACCGAAGAGTGCATTGCGGGTCCCTTTGTACAAATATCTACTGATACTTGTCTTTTTTTGAAATAGATCATTATTACACCATTGCACCCTTATACAGTGAAGATTTATAATGGGACGCATGAAAGCGTCCCACTAGAGATTCAATGGAAACAGTTACCGATAAATGAATTGGTATAAAGGTGCAAAGGTGTAAAAACGAATGTATGAAAATAATATACACCCTTGAACCTCTTTTATTTTTTTGAAACAATATAAAAAGTTCCATTTAAAATGTTCAAGGGTGTAAATATAATTATATTATTATGATTTGTGATATAGAATTATTTCAAAATATAGCAAATTTGCTAATATGTGCGATGGTATTTTTGAATCTATATGTATATTTTTATATCAATCATATATGTTTGTCCTATTCTACACCTTTTATATGTACATATTTTTGTTATGATTTTTTTCTTACCAAAAAAACGGATGTTAAAATACATCATATCTTCATTGTAATGTTGATCGTTTCCAAATTTTTATTTCAACGACAAGATGCGGATGATGCAGATTTGATAATATCTTTGTATCATACAGAAATTTCATCTGTTTTTTATGTAATCAAATTAATGAAACCTTATATTGAAAATACCATGTCAGGACCATTACATGTATTTGATCATATAAAAAACGGTTTTTTCCAAATAAATGATATTGTATTTTTTGCCACTTTTTTCAAATATAGAATTTATGATTATTATACAAATGTCATCGTGAATACTAATTTGCATAATTCACTAGAAAAATATACAGAGAATACAGTTAGTTATATATTATTATATGGTGGGCTTCATGGTATGTTTATATTAAATAGTTACTGGTTTACAATCATATGTAAAATATTATGCAAACAAATACTTAAGAATATACCAGAAGAAACACAAATTCTATCATGTCATAGATTCGTTTCTTATACACTTTTTGTTAACTGTATCATTGGACATTATGTATATTCATCTTCATATTCATACTATGATGGATATATAGTAGATATGATTGGTATATCTGTTCTATCCTACTCAAGCTATATGTATCATACTATGTTTGCAAATACAATTGTCAAAAAACAGAGATATGAATATATATCAAATGATTCTGTCTATCTATTTTTAAATGATATGGGTTGCATTCATTTTCGTGCATTTTTATGTGTAGCAGCAAGTTATTATGTAAGTGATAAATCAATCATTCTATGCATTTGTTTTTTAAATCATCTTCTATGTTATTCTATTACTTGGTGTGTTGTCTTTGTTTATAAAATGAACAAACTACAAATATATTACGATAAAACTGTGGAATTGAGTAAATTTTTATCTATAACAAATTTTTTAACAGCTTTTCCCACATTTGTATCTATTTGTTTGATTGCATACAATACAAGTGATATAGTAACAAGATATAATATAATGTATTCTACCATATTATGTGGGTTAATATTAGGATTAAATCCAGCATACGAAATGAGTCATTGTTTCTTTCATATAGGATTACTTATCCAAACTTATTATTTGGCTTTATCAAATATAGAAAAAAAAACATAAATTATTTGCAAAAATAGATTTGAATGTAAAAATTATATATAAGCAATTTTATATATTTTTATAATGTGGAATATACATGGTAAAAAATATGATTTAACCGATTTTATAGATAAACATCCTGGAGGAAAAATTATATTAGAAAATACAAAGGGATTAGATGATATTACAGCATTATTTGAGACCTATCATGTATTTTCAGATATAGAAAAAATTCAGGAAACAATGAAAAAATATGAAATAAAAGAAGAAATAACACAATACTATGCTGTGGATTTTACTGAATATCGCGAATTGGCAAAACTAGTTAAAGAATACTATCCAAGTCGCAAATATATCAAGGCGAATTATAACTGGATACTAATTGATAGTATTTGCATATTTATTGGCGTAATCAGTTTTTATATATCTTATATTTCTTCTTGTAATTGGGTATATAAATATATTGCCCAAATGATATATGCAGTATGTGAAATATCTGTAGCATTCAATAATTTACATGACGGTGCACATTATGGTATCTCATTATATCCATCTGTGAATCTAACAATATCAAAAATAGCGAATAGTTTTTTGTTATGGAATTTCAATATATGGTTTTATCATCATGTATATTATCATCATTCATTTACAGGATTACATGATGATCCTGATGAAATGTATTATATTAATAATAATATGATTACGAATGTTATTGGTAAACAAAACTATAATTTACTTATTTATACTATATTGCCGGGATCGTTAATCGGTCAAGCAATAATTTATATGATACCATCATATTATGAATATAATATATATCATCAAATTATTAATAATAAAATAAATAATGAAAATAAGCAAATTTATGATATGTATGATATAGTATTGATGTCAATAAAAATTTATTTATTATATAGTGCGGGAATATTTCAAATAAGTGTTTATTTTTTCACAATTAATTTATTATATTTTATAAATGTATATCCAAACCATTCCACGTATGAAACCAAAATAGAAAATAAATATGAAGGTAATAATTGGGCAAAAATGCAAATTTGTAATAGCGGAAATTTCTTGATGGATAATTTGTGGTGGACGCGACTGTTTGGTGGTATAAATTATCAAATAGAACATCATTTATTCCCAAATATGTCTAATATTCATTATCCTGAGGTATCCAAAATAGTTCGCGCTTATTGCAAAGAACGCAATATTCCGTATGTGAATAAAGAAACACTATATGACGCCTATAAATCTTTAGAAAAATATGTAAATTTTTGAATATTCTCTCTTTCATTGAAAAAAAATAATTTATGAATGATTATTCATTCATAAATTATATATTGCATTTATCCATTGCATTTATCCATTGCATTTATCCATTGCATTTATCCATTGCATTTATCCCTATT